GACCGGGATTATCGTCGTTTCTGCGACGGTTTCTTCCCCAAGCGATCGTCCCGTAACGATCGTGGGTTCGCGTCTGAGTTCTGGGCCCGGAATTCCTCTTATGAGAAGTTCCAGGCTCGGGTTCAGGCGGGTGGTCCCCTTCCCAAGGGGGTGGGCGGCTTCAATCTCCGTTACAAGGAGGTTCCTGCCGCTGGGAAAGTGAGAGCCATGGGTATACCAACTTACCGTTGGGATACCCTTGGGCCCCTTCACGAGTGCATCTACTCGTGGCTGGGTGAGCAAGACTGGATGCTCGTCGGCCCGCCGACTTCTTCCAGGATCTCCCAGGTCTGTGCTTTTGAATGGCAGACTTCCATTGATCTCGTTGGAGCTACTGACAATCTCAGATTGGACGTAGCTGATACGATCTTGAGCGCGCTCCTGGCGCGTTGTAGTGTTGTTCCAGGCTTGGTGCGGCTGGACGCTGTGGATTCCCTCCATCCCCGTGTGCTCTCCCAGGAGGTGACACACGGTCAGATGATGGGCACCTACCTTTCCTTCCCTCTCCTGTGTCTCCAGTCCTACATTGCCGCTCGTTGGGCAACTCGTGGGACGGACGCGGGATATCTCATCAACGGCGATGACTGCCTTATAAGCAGTCCACTTCCGGTGGCGAACTCTGATTACCCTGAATGGGCGATCATTAACGAGTCCAAGACCGGTCGTTTCAAAGCCGTCGCTGAGATTAATTCGACCTGCTTCCTCCGGGGAGCAGACGATAAGTGGAAGGAGGTGAGGCACCTCAGGAGGGGTGGTGGTGCGAATGACCTTCAAGGTCATGTCCACCAGGCTGCTGTTTGTCGTGCAGCCGGAACGGTGTGGGAGCGCGCCTTCGTCCTTGCGAAGAGTCGTTCTCGGTGGTGTCTTCTTCCCAGCCAGCTGGGTTTTGATACCACTGTACTTGAGTCGTTCAAGTACGAAAGTCGTTTGAAACGACGGGGTTTCGCGGTCCTGCCGCGTGGCTCAGGTCTCGACGATGGTCGATACGTTATTCGTAACGAATCTACCTCAATCGAGAGGTTGGAGGTCAAGCTGGACCTGTGGGTGAACGGTCGGTCTTTTATGACCGAGCGGGATCAACTCTCTTGGAGCGCATTTTCGCGTCTTATCCAGAGACCCAGTGCTGCGTTTTTACGCGCGCGTGCACTTGGTTGGGGGGGTACTGAGCTTTCATAC